GAATACTTGGACACCGAACTTTTAGGTGAACTTTTGGGTGAAGAATACTTGGACACCGAACTTTTAGGTGAACTTTTGGGTGAAGAATACTTGGACACCGAACTTTTAGGTGAACTTTTGGGTGAAGAATACTTGGACACCGAACTTTTAGGTGAACTTTTGGGTGAAGAATACTTGGACACCGAACTTTTAGGTGAACTTTTGGGTGAAGAATACTTGGACACCGAACTTTTAGGTGAACTTTTGGGTGAAGCATATTCATGTTTTTTACATCCTTTTCTCTTTATCCAGTTACATGGCGTTTTACAATCAGCTTTTTTAATCTTACTGCAACCTCCTCTACTTCCCAATTTTTTTGGTTTTATGGGTTTTAAAGATGATTTACAACCCGAACCACGTATCCAAGTACATGGACTTTCACATTTCGCTATTGGTTTTCCCGAACATCTTAGTCTTTGCATTTATTATAAATGTCTATTTTTAATTTCTTGAAATTTTTGAATATAAAATTGTTAGTCTCTTTTTCTTTGAGTTTACATTTCACTCTCCATTTTCTCGATGTCTCTTCAAGAATACATTGTATGGCTTCAGAGTAGAACTAAAATGTGTCGAACCAATAATGAGAGCCTTACAAGACATTTTATTGATTTTCATCTATTCACTTTTCACACCTAATAAAATCAAATTTAAATTTTAAAATGAAATAGATAATATTTAACAAAGAAAAGGTTAAAAATGTCAATTTTAATCGATAAATCCAAAGTAGATAGTAGTACATTGTTAATTATAGACTCCGAACTTAATTTAACAATTATTCCTCCTTCTAAGTATAACAATAATACCAAAAAGATATATATCCAAGCCTATAGGATAGTTGGTAATCTTGTTTGGATACCATATGCATATGGTGTATCGAAACAATTTTGTCCCTTACAAGTGTTTCCCAAAATTAATGAACCGATTCAATTCAAAGGTTCACTGCGTAGTGAACAAAAAATCGTCCGTAATGAAGCGATCGAAATCTTGAACAAAAAAGGATCTGTAGTTTTATCGACGCATGTTGGCTTTGGAAAATCTATATTGGCAACTTATTTTGCATATAAAATACAACTAAAAACACTGATCGTTGTTAATCGTCTTACACTTATCGATCAATGGGTACAGGTTTTTAAAGATTTTATCGTAAACCCGAAGATCCAAGTAATAAAATCAAGAGAAATAGTCGACTGGTCTTATGATTTTTTCATTATTAATGCCATAAACATCCCCAAAATTGGATATACTCCTGAAATAGGTCTAGTCATTGTCGATGAAGTACATTTAATAATGTCTAAAGTACTTTCACAAGGTATGCAATACCTAACTCCAAGATACATCATTGGTTTATCAGCAACACCCTATCGCCCAGATGGTTTAGATAAATTAATAGACTTGTACTTCGGTGAAGAACGAGTTGATCGTCAGTTAAATCGTAAACATTATTTTTACAAGATAAAAACAGATTTTACTCCAGTCATAAACAAACAAAAAAATAACAAAATTGATTGGAATGATATTTTACAACAACAAGCAGAAAATGTGAGTAGAAATGAAATGATAATTGATATATTACTAAAAAACAATGATTATAACTTTCTTGTTCTCTGTAAACGAGTCGAACAAATTAAATACCTGGAAAAAAGATTACTTGAAAATCAGGTAGATACTCAAGCTCTATATGGTGATAGACAACCGATAAAGGATAGGGAATCCAAAGTTTTAATTGGGACGATTCAAAAGGTGGGGACAGGTTTTGATGCTCCTTATTTAAATGCTTTATTACTTGCAGCAGATGTTGAGGAATATTTTATTCAGTATTTAGGGAGGGTTTTTCGTAAAAGATATATCGTTCCTGTTATTTTTGATCTGGTAGATAACTGCAGTATTCTCGAAAAACATTATAGAACGAGAGAAGCAACTTATAAAAAACATGGGGGAGAAAATAAAAAATACGAAGACTAAAAAGTTATTTATTTGGATTTATTAAAGAATGGGGTTCTTTCTCGTCTTAAATTGAAATTTCTCGAATTAATCATAAAGTATGATTAATTCTGCTGCGATAGTGATGTTATCCTCCACAGTATTTGATAGTCTATTAATTAGAACCCAAGAGTTGGTAAAAAAATCAGAATGTACTACAACTGAACGTTATGAATTATATTGTATCGCTAAGTATGTGGATAAACATTTTGAATCCCAAACGGATTCTTATATTCTCAGATTGATTTTAAGTCTCATACATAATAAAATATTTTAAAATTTACCACCCACAGTTATATTGTTTCGTCTTTTTTAAACGATTAATATCGAATCCCAAAGATGTTAAATTACCCAACAATCTATCATAAAATGTATCATCAACAGTTGGTGTTCTACTCAAAACATAACAAGTATCTTTTTTTTCATTTGAAACGATAGACCATGAATATTGATCTTTTTCATTTAGTTCACCAACTCTGTATATCCAATATTGGGCACTTGGAAAGAAGAATGGAAAAAAATCAAACCTTACAGCCAATTTACTAACATCTTTTTCATCGACAACATGAGCTACACCTTTTACTGCACAATTATTTTTTCCTGAAGCTTGATTTAAGACTGAAATACTTTCATTACTTAACAATTCATATGTCGCAGTGGTACATTCATAACAAGTAAAATACTCGTAAAATTGTGGATAGTCTGCAATTTGGTACCATTTACCCATATACTTTGTTAGATCTATCGTATCATTCGTGTTTTTCGTGTACGCAGCGTTTACAAGTAGTGTAGTGATAAATAGAATTAAATTATATTTCATTTAATAATACTCTAAGTCTATTTTAAATAGATCATGTCATTAACATATCAAAAACTATGTGCTATTAACAGAGCTATCGATACTTTTCTACATCCACATACATTTTCATACCTAAAATGTTTACAAGGTTTACGAGTCTTATATGATTCCCAAAAATATAAGACTACACACAAGTTAATACCATCCGTGAAGGAAATCCAAGATCGATTGCATAATCTTTCGATTCCAATTGTAAACGAAAATGATGTTCAAACTCTTAATGAACTTATGGATACATCTATTGCTATTGGTGTACCTTATCGAGACATACTTAATAATATCAACCATCAACAAATAGAATGGAGGGAAACAGTCAGAGTTCCCGTACAACCAACAAGTGTGAATAATGATTCATTTAGCTTGAAAAATATATCGAATGATAAACAGAATGTACATCACTCCCAAATAAATGAACATATCAAAAAAGTGGTTATACAACTTTGCAAAGACTATCCCCAACGAGCTCAGAACAGTTTATGGGCAAACTACCTAAATCTCTTAGAAGGATGCAAGACATGGAATAATAAAAATGAAAAATCGATTCAATTTATAAAAGACTCCGATGTGTCTTTTGGTATAGGGATAACACTAGCAGATTTATTTTTATCGCTAATGACATATATTCAACTGCATAAACATAAAAATGAGTTGTTAGATCGTTTAAATGAAGAACTCGCCGATATGTCTGGAACTTGTTCGACGGGTCATATGTCGAGACTTGTAAATGTGATACAGGGATTTACAGAAAGATATAAAATAGAATTAAATCCCGAAATAGAAATAAGAAAACATATATTTAATTATATGAACTACAAGTTGTCACTTGCTCCAGATTATATACAAGAAGGTATTATTGACAAGACTGAGCCATTTATGGAATTTGTCGAGAATCAGAAAGCTGGATTTATTAAAAAATTCGGAAACGACCATAAAATTCTAATTGATAAGATTTTAATGGATTATATTAAATCTTAAGATCGATGAAATTCATCGTAATCGCAACAACTGCAAAGAATATACCAAACCAAAGGAGAAGATCATATTTGTAATACACATCCTGTGGTACACAGTGAACAGCTAAGGAGGCTAAATAAAATCCATTATATATTTCTGAGTCTTTGGTAATTTGTTTTGAATTAGCATCAGTGTTACCTTTATAACAAGTACCATTTTTATATATATAACAAGTATCTCCTTTTTCAAGTGTGCTTCTATTTTTATCTAAACATTGTTTCGCATCATGGTTAGTCGTTATTTTTTCATTTTTTTCAAGAATAAAGTAGAGTACCAATAATATGATTGACACTAATGCTGGAATTCCAACTCTTACTATTTTTTTCATTTATTTAATATGGAAAAAATAGATTTTTTAAAAACTTGTATTTATCTACTTGGAATAATATCAATGAAATACATTGCTATCGCAATGACAGCAAATATTATACAAAACCATAAAAGTAAATTGTACTTACCGTAAATTTCATTTGGTTGACAATGTGTATTTATCAAATAGTAGCTTATGGAAAGATCTTCTGAAAGATCTTCTTTACCATTACTATCTTTTATTATACTGTTTAAATCTTTAGCATCTTCTTTTATCGTTGCCTCATCGGCATCAAGTGAACCTTTAAAGCACGTATTATTTTTAAATATATAACACTGATCTCCTTTTTCAATGGGGGTATCCTGATTATTTAATGATAAACATTCATCACTGTTTTTCGCTCTGGTTTCCTTTTCATTTTTTTCGAGAACAAAGTAGAGTACCAATAATATGATTGACACCAATGCTGGAATTCCAACTCTTACTATTTTTTTCATTTATTTAATAGGGAAAAAAATAAATCAGTACATTTTTACATACTCTTTATCGTATCTTTCAGAATGAAAAGTCCAATAATCCTTAGAACCGAATTTAAAATCTTCCGGAACCCTTTTAGCTTTATAGTAAAATACACAATCTTCCAGTTTATTTGATGATGTATTGTTGTGTATGTAAACTGCAGTATAATCATTTGTGACACCATCCATAATATCACAGAAAGTTTTAAAATCAGGTATAACTGAAGCATAATTTTCATAAATAGATTTTCTATATTTCAAATTTGGCTCTCTAAATATAAATGTACCATCGATACAAATCCTTAATGAAGGAGGAATATCCATAGAATACTGCATTGCCATAATTAATAACATTTTCCAATGTCTTCCATTCTTAAAGATATCTTGAAACAATGGTGTTTTAAATATACCTGGTTGATCCATGACATCATCCAAAACAAGAACACTCCATGGATTTGGAAGTAGTTGTTTAGCTAATCTTTGTCTCCGTTTGAAATTTTGTATAGCATCTGTATTCATTTCATCATAAATGAATGTATCAGGAAACATACTACCATAAAAATGATTCGAATCTTCGGTTCCATTAATGACCATACCTGCTGGAAAAATATGTTTTTTGCTGTATAATAAATCTCGTACTAAGTAAGATTTTCCTGATTTCGGTTTACCAATAATAACTATTTTTGAACCACCTTGATCATAATCATTCATAGAATCTATATTTGGTGCAATAATGTCTAAGTCTAATTCTTTTATGTTAAGTGTCGACATTTTTTTTTAAAATCTGTTTCTTTAAGTTTAAAAACAAAAATGATATCCTTTTGTCGAAAGGATATTTCGTAATTCGTTTACATTTATTTTATTATCACCTATTTGTTTTAAAATGTTGAGTATATTCTCAACATCATTACTTATAGAATCCAATAAAAACTTCCTGACTTCATCATTCTTAAATTCCACATCGTGCGGAACTAAAGCGTCTAGGATCGTCGGATCAATATGTAATTTGATTTCATTTTCATTATTCATCGTTTAAAAGCTTGCTTTTAATTTTTAAATCAACGATGAACAATCTTTTATCGAGTTTATGTAAAGATAGGTTATTACCTGATTATCCAGAATTATTGGATTTACATGGATTTTATCTTGAAACCCAACTAATCCGATTTGCAGATTACTTGGCTCAAGTTATTATTGAAAAATTTTTTTTTCTTTCCAGATGTTTTAATAGGATCACTGATGAATCCTTGCTTGATCTCACACTTGAACTTATTTTTTGCAAACATTGGTTGACATATGCACTAAAACAGGAAGATAGATATTACTTTTTAAATATTAAATCGGTAATTGATATGTATCCAGAGTATAAATTTCCAAAAGTAATCGAAAATAGGATAACATCTATAGTTGAATATATATGTTTCGAAGTTATCCAAAACTCAGTTTTATTAAAAAACTGTAGATATATTTCGGAATTAACTTCTTCCGATATTATCCGTGGAATAAAAGAGGATCCATATATAAAAGATATTGTAATTAAAAATAACATTATAATCAGTTCTCCCAACTTACGAACACATAATAGACATATTTCTATATCAGGAATCGAATTGTCTTTAAAAGCCAATAAACTATTGCGATTGTATATTGAAACTGTTATTAGAAAAATAGTTAGCATAGCTAAAAAAAAAGAAAGCAATATAATTACAAAAAACGATATCCAATTAATATTACCACAATTTTGATAAAATGTCAACACCAATCAATACAAATAGCAGTCTTTTTTCGGACATACCTAGAGTATATGGAAGTCTCCTTTCGAACGAACAAAAAAATGATATGAAGCAAAAGGGTGAAAACTTTTATAAATCGATCGACTTTGAGAAATATCATCCCAAGATTGAAGAAACCAATCCAATGGGTGATTTATTAGATTTGTCTGAAACAGAAAACCTCGTTGAACAAATACTATACAAACGTCTTTTGTTAGCTATACGTTCAGGATTAAGTGTAAATGATTTGACAGAAGAGGAGAAAGAATCATTACGCGTGCATTCGTGTAATGAGGAAAAAAATTGACAGAAATAAATGTCACAAGTTCACCCATATTTGTTAATTACAATATTATGCGTCATATTTTTTATTACCTTTTCTATGAAAGGCCATGTTAAAAATATGTTCAGTTTTGTTACCACAATCATACTTATTATAATTATATTTCTAGTAGTAAAAACTTTATTATCTTCTAAATAAAGATAAATCGATTAAACTATGTACGGATATCAGATACTCAACAAAAATGGTTTAACGGAAGTTCGAGATTTTGAAATTGATCCTTATAATAGTACGACAATTTCATATAATCCAAAATTATTTGATTCACCAAGAGCAATTCGTGCTCATATGGATAGACCATCTAGAACAGGTTCTGTACCTTTATGTGATATATACACATCACCTATTCTAGATGGTTACACACCCTACAATGTAAATAATGGTCAGATAACTTACTATATAGACCATTCCATAAAAAATGCATTCTATAAACCTGTATATGATATACCTTTTAAAACTTTGAAGTATAATTACGTAGATCCAATGGGATCTGTAAAACCACATTACGCATTAGTTAATCAACAAAAGGACATCGATAATTACTCACCATTAAGTTCGATGCGCGATTCGAGTCTTTTTAGAGAGAATCTCATAGCATCTCAACAAGCTAAAATAAATCAACAAAGAATAACACCTTTCTACTGAAAATTATTATATTTATTTACTCTCATTCTATTTACTTTTTTTTTTGAACAATAAATCCATTTCCTCTTATTTTTTTCTTTGTAAAAATTCTCGATACGTCTTCCGAATTTGATATTTTCGTTGAATGATTTTAATTGGGAATCCGTAAATTCAGTAATCCATTCATCCACATCTTCACTTGATAGACCCAAACCACTACACAGTGCTTCAGTGCTGATTTCACTTTGTATATATTCAATTACTAATTCAAAGAAAGTGATCAAATCATCAGGATAACCATTCATAATCAACATATGTAGACACTTTTTCGTTATTTGTAATATATCGATATAATCATCCTCAGAAGCCAAAGAAAATGTTTTTTCAATTTCATCGAAAAAATTTAACTTCGGATCTGTGATTGCTCTATTTAACAAAGACATAAAAAGTCTTTCGTTCTTTCCAAATCTATTAGAGTCTTTCTGAGTATTTTCAAATAATTTGTACAATCGAAAATTCATACTCTTTGGAAGAGTTGCTAATCTTTTTAGCCAAGATGGCATTGGAGTTCTGCAAAAAGGACATTTTTGTAACTCAATTTCACAATCCAAACATACATTATTATTACACTTCTCACATTTTACTCCAGACTGAACATTCTCCGATATACAAATAGCACAGTTAATACTCATTTCTATAACTTGAGCAATAAGTTATAAAAATCACAAAAAATCAATTTAGTATCAGTCTTCTTCTAAGAGCTGAAATTTTTTTCCCAAATTAATGAAAAATTCAAACCATTTCCATATCATCTCTTTGTTTTCGACATCGTCCGAACTTCTCCAGACATTTTTGAAATAATTTGCCTTACTTTTATTATCCTTTAAACCCTCAAAAAGTACCTGATTATCTAAGAAAAATCGATCATCTCTATTTATAACAAAATGTTCTAAAGGAAGTAATTTTTCACATATATATTCCATTATATCGAAAACAGGTACTTGATCTTTTATGAAAAATCTCATCACCAAGAAATCTTTTTCTTCTGGTAATACTGCTATCAATTCATCCATAAAAACAAGTAATTTCGATTTTAAAATAGATAATAACTGTATAGATGACATTTATTATCAAATAAAAACGATTTAAATAGACTTTTTAGAACTCAACATAATGAAATTTTTATTTATATAAGTCAATGAAAAAAATTTGGGACTTATATAAACGGAAAAAAAATGAAAACAATTGTAAAGAAAAGCAAGTCTCCTTCACGAGTAAAGCCCAAAGCTCCGAAAAAAAGCAAGTCTCCTTTCCGATTAAAGCCCAAAGCTCCAAAAAAAAGCAAATCTCCTTTCCGAGTAAAGCCCAAACCTCCAAAAAAAAGCAAGTCTCCTTCCCGAGTAAAGCCCAAAGCTCCAAAAAAAAGCAAGTCTCCTTCCCGAGTACAACCCAAAGCTCCAAAAAAAAGCAAGTCTCCTTCCCGAGTACAACCCAAAGCTCCAAAAAAAAGCAAGTCTCCTTCCCGAGTACAACCCAAAGCTCCGAAGAAAAGCATTCAAAAAAGTAGAAGTCCCGTTAGGATACATCTCGAAAAGGGTAGACTAAGGAAATATGATTATTCTATAAAAAACTCAGAGGAAAGTCGACATCTAAGTTTGGAAAGAGCTTCGAATGAATATGGAGCATTGTCGGTATTTCGAAAACTTAATGCACTTGCAACTTTAAATAAAAACCGAAACTTGGAGCTACATACAAAATTTAAAAATGACAGAGATTGGGTTAAAACACATTTGATGAGGTCAAAATGATTTGTGTAATTGGGATTACACAGCTACTAAATGGCAATGTTGATTTTAGCCAATAATGCTTTTTTGTAACTATTATATCTGGATTACCCACATCACATGATTTTAATTTATATATACCATTTGTACCCATAATATACTTTATATAGTTTTGAGTGTTGAATATGAAAATGCCGTAATTCGTCTGTAACTTATATTTTTTTGATCTCCGTCTTGTTGATAATAAGCACAAATTCAAATAATTTTTTGATTGACATGTGCATTTGTTCTGAGCACAGTTTATATCTTCCATCGAAACCAAATAGAATGACACTGTACTTGAAATACAAAGCGAGTAATTTATGGAGAAAACATGTAACTTCATTTTTTCTATTCGATGTTGGAGTCTTGAAATATGTTCTTCTAATTTTTTTCTTGAACTGAAAATTGCTCCACATGAAAGACATCTTTTTTCTTCATATAGAATACCAATATGACGAAATTTGTATACAGATCTGAAATATAAATACTTCTCTGGATTGTCTTCTATAAACTTTTCATCTTTTCGAATTTTTAAAAATGATTTACTAAGTGAGCGTAGTATATTGATTTCTTTAGCCATTAAAAAATACGAGATATATTTTATCAGGTCTAGTGATAATACTGAAAATTGCATTTATTCAATTATTCGGAAGTTTTTTTTTATAATTTATTTTTTGGTGATAATAAATGAGTGAACATATGCCATACTGCATGAAATGTAAAAAGAAAACCAAATGTAAAAATCTAAAATTATCCAGTGATTCACGTGGTAAAGCTCGGTACGAAGGTCATTGTGCAAAATGTAATACAAGATGTTTTAAATATGCTCCTTCCTCTTCCAGCAGTAAAGTTGTACATAAGAAAAAGAGTGTCAGGAGAAAAAGTAAGAGCGTTGGAAGAAAAAGTAAGAGCGTTGGAAGAAAAAGCAAGAGCGTTGGAAGGAAAGCCAAGGGTGTTATAAGCAGTAAAAAATTCGAGCCTATTAGTCCATGGTTAGTTGAATATTAGATTTTTAATATATAATATATAAATAAATGGCATTGACTACAGATACTTATATAACAGAGATTAAAGAGAGGATCCAAAATAATATTTCTCCGAGGAATTATATAAGATTTTATTTTATCGACCTATTTACAGATAAACCGGATAAAAATTTGATCAGAAATATTTTACTTGGTTTGTATAAAAAAAAAATAACAGATTCACAATTACTTACGTATATCATTCTTGAACTTTGTTTTGAGTATAATTTATCAGTAACAGAAATTGAAAATATATATGGAAATAGTAAACCATTCGATATGTTAGTATCTTTATTCATTAAGAATCCAAATTGGAATATTAGTCTCAAAGATAAATGCGTAAAACTTTCAGATACTTTATGTAGTATTGTCGATGCGAGTTTGTACAAAGATATCGCACTGATTTGTCAATCTCTTAAAAAATATGTGTTGAAAACCATAAATCATAAGGAATTTCAAAATATACTAACCAGTTTAGGAGATGTTATTTCGAATATTCAACAATACAAGAATCCAAAACGATCAAATGTTTCGTCGAGTAAAAGTATAAAATTATTATTAATTTTAATTATCCTCCTTATTATCATTGTCATTTTGGTATTCGTTTTCTCTAAACAAAAGTGATCTTCTTCTTGTAGGAAACGGTGGATAAGATCTCCTGAAAACACTGGGAGGTGATAATATGACATAGTGAGTATTACTATCGCTATCACTATCACTACCGGTTCGATTTATTAATTGATATCTGCAAAAAGGACATTTTTTTTTAATTTTTAAAGAACAATCTATACACCATTTGTGCTTATTACTGTATGGACAGCTTTGAAAATTATCGTTCTTAATAAAACATATATAACATATCTCTTCATCGGTCATTTATTTACTTCTTCGATCTTATAAGACCAGTTCTTGAAATTGATTAAATGACGGTATTCATGCGACCATTTCTGCTTTTATAGATGAAAAACACCTGTAACTTTTTAACTCGAAATCTTGAATACTCAAAGTAGATAGTGAGTGTATACTTTCCAAATTATGAATATTAAGTGTCGGTAATTTCCAAGGAATGCGAAACTTACTCAATTGTTCTATGACACTGGAAATATGTTGATCATAAATGTGACAATCTCCGAGTGATAAATACATCCGACCTGGTCGTAAGTTACACAATTTTGAACATAAATGCAACAATAAAGCTGATGAAGCGATATTGAATGGTAAGCCAAGAAATAAATCTGAAGATCTATTAAAACAAAACATACTTAGCTTACCTTCTTCTACATAAAACTGCGTAACAATACTATGACATGGGTACAGCACACCCATATCAACTTGAGCGGGATTAAATGTCGTCATGATAAGTCGTCTGGAAGTCGGATTATTCTGTATCTCTGTTAGAATATTTGCGAGTTGATCTATACCTGTATCGTTTCCTTTCCCTGTTTTGTTACTCCAAGGGGCATTAAAATATCTCCACTGATAACCGTACATGGGACCTAGCTGTCCCTCTGGAAGATCTCTTAAACCAATATTATCCAAAAAATGTCGAGAAGTATTCGCCTTCCAGATAAAACAATTCCTCTCTTCTAACCATTTTGTGTCCGTGTAACCATTAATGAAAAATAAAAACTCCGCAACGATCCCTTTCCAGAACATTTTTTTTGTTGTTAACAGCGGAAATCCATTGTCCATATCAAAACACAAGTGTCGGCAAAATAAACTTCTTGTAACACTATTACGAGTTTTACGCTGTTTACTATCTAATACATCTGATAACAATTCCAAGTATTGTCTTTCATCATTTTTACTATAACACAGTGTATAGTTATGGAATTCTTTATATTCCGTATAATCAGTTACAGACCAACTGTCGAATAATTCCCAGTTCAAAAAAGTATCAGCCGGATAAATAACTTTCATTAATGACAAATGTATTTCTGAAATGAGATGAGGGTATTTTTTCAAGAATTGTTCGTAAATATACTTACCACCAGCGATCCAAATATCTTTTTTTTCTATACTACGGTTATTCTTAACAAAATCATCGACATCACTGATTATTAGAACAGTGCGTTGATCCAATGCGGGGATATCATTAAATGTTCTCCTTCCCATTATAATAGAATGACCCAATGTTTTTTTTCTGAACAGTCTTAACTCCTCAGCACAATTCCAAGATAATTTATCGTTCATACCAATACCACCATTTGGATCAATTGCCAAGATAAGTTTCATTATAAATTTGATATTTAATTTTTAAAATAAAGTTTTTTTCTATTTAGTTAAATGAGAAATGTTATTACAAATGTCATACTGGATTTAGATGAAACTTTAATTTCATCGATTGAGAAATACGAGCTCAAAAAGGATCCAGATATGAAGAAAAAATTTGCAGAAAAAACAACAGAATTTAAAGTGTATTCCATGTCTAATGATTTTTTTGTAACAGAGCGACCAAGAGTTCAGGAGTTTTTGGACTTTCTGTTCGACCATTTTAATGTTTCTGTATGGACAGCAGCAAGTAAAGAATATGCCAATTTTGTAATAAAAAAAGTTGTCTTGCAAAATCCAACAAGACAATTAGATTATATTATGTACAGCAAACACTGTACTTCATCCGAAAAAAAAACCGGATGTTTAAAAAATCTTGAACAATTTTTTCATTTACCTACTTATACGAAAAATAATACTATAATGATAGATGATAATTTGAATGTTTTTGAAAATCAAAGTAATCGAGTCATTAGACTAAAAGCTTTTAATGTGTTACATGATAACTCATCATCCGATCAAACTCTACTTGCTGTTCGTAAAGAGCTCGAAAAGATGATGAAAAAAATATAGTTATTGTTTCTTCTTAAAGAATGTTTGACAACTATTTGAAAATAGTTCCAATGAATTGGAAAAGTTCATATCTCTAATGATCTTTTCGGGTGTATCATGAATGATCAATAATCCTTTATCATTTAAGACAGACCAAGATTGTTGAAGAAATGAGTAATTTTGAAACTCTGATTTATCACCATCATAGAAAAAAGAAATGATATCAAAAAAATTCTGATCCCTGTAAAAATTGAATATGACGGAGTCGGTATTCTTAAATATCTCTGGTGATATGTTTGCAAGTTCTATATTCCTATGAAATGCATCCAAAACATTACCGCATACAGTACCTTTACTATTTTTAAACATCGATAATATTTGGATAATCGAAGTACCTGAAAATGGATTTATTTCCAAAACATGTACAAATGACTTTTTAAAGTGATCTCCGAGAATTATACGGGTCATGTAATTTGCGGTGCCCAAAAGAAATGTATTTGTCGTCCAATTAATCTTCCCGGAGTACTCAAAGAAATTTTCGGATATATGTCGATTAAAAAATAATTTCGCTTGATTTTTCCATGATAACTTAGATGCCCAGTCATAATTTTTTTGGATTAATTCCGACTTTTTTTCTAAAGATAGATTTAAGAGTGTGTTTAATGCTTGTTTTTTCCACGAATCTTTCATTGGATCACCAGGTATCAAAATACCCCTATCAGCAACAGTCTGATTTAATGCGGCTAAATTTGTAGTAACTACCAAAGTTTTTGTCATAGCAGCTTCGAGTGCTGTTAAACAGAATGTTTCTTGAAAAATACACGGATATAACCATATATCTGCTTTTTTCCATGCACTCGCAAGGGTTTGTTTGTCGACCCAGCCATGATATCGAATACCTTTATTTTTCAAAGAATCCAGAAGATTTCTAATTTTTTTACATTCATTTGGAAAATGTTGATTTGTCCAACTGTGATTGACGTCTGAAAATATATCGAGTGTTGCATTTGGAATTTTATCGACTATACTATTCCACATTTCGAGTAATGGTAGTAAGCCTCTATTTGGGAATGAGGAATAAATAAATCTGTTGGATATTTTATCATCGTTTTGTGAGAATTTTAAAGTATCTATTCCGTAATACAGTATCGTTGATAAATCTGTTAGATTTACAAAAAGAGAATCAAATTGTTGTTTATGCCACTCTGTTAAACAAAATATTTTTTTGAGTTTACAATCCCTTATGATAATATCGAATGGATTTGCTAAGTCATGTAAAAATAGGTACACATGTTCAGTCTTGGATTTGTATGTTAACGGGATATACTCCGTATATCGACTTATGATTGCAGAATGAATTTTAACTTCAGATATAAACTGTCCGTACTTGGATATATCCAAGTACTGAACTCCTTCAAATACTTCTTCTTTTGAACATTTACAGAATACATAAACATCGAACACATTAAGTTTTTGTATATGGCGAGCCATTTCAATAACATGTGTTTCCGATCCGCCCATACCTTTACTTTCAATATCTCTCCCTGTCCATGGATTCCAGTTGCCATCTGCAACAAAACACAATATTGGTTTTGCAGGTACAACACATTTAACAGAAGTATTTAAGGTCAACAATTGTTTATAAATGTTATACCATTTTGCCATAGTTCTCGATATATCAGGAGTTTCTGTTGTCTGTGGTGTTGGATTTTGAAAAAATAATTCACAAGCTTTAAAACCAAGAATCCAATCGTTGTAGTCATTTGTCAAACAAAGAGGAGTGAGCAATTTAGGAAGAAAATAAAAAGATAATGTTGGTTTTAAACTATATTGTGCATGTAAGGGAAAACCTATTTCAAATGCTTTTCTAAAATACTCTAATGCCTTCGTCTCATTTTTTTCGGTTATCAAATAATGAGCTCCAATAAAATATATACAATCTGGTCTTGTTTTATCTAATTCATATACTTGATCATATAAATTTTTGCAAAAATCCCAAGGTTTATTCAGATTAAAGTTCGCTAATCGTGCTGCTTCAAACCCTGCATCGATCTTTTCCTGTAAAAATCCTTGTTCAGAATGATAGAATCTTCTCAAAAAATATTTGAATGCCATTTCCCTATTTTCAAGACATTGATATGTTTGAGCCATATAATATAAATGCCTAGGTTGTTCAGGCTCTTCTTCAACACTTTCTTGGAGTAATTTCAGATCATATAGTTTTCTATTTTTTGTCCTTTGTTCCATATAATCGGATCTATGATCAAAAATAAATGCCTTTTGAATTGGTACAATAATATTTTTGTTATTTTCATCGGTTATGACTTCATGGATTCGGAATTTGTATCGCAATTTCCTTTGTGTTTTAATAATTCTATTTGATGTATACTGTACGTCATTACTTTGAATGTATAAACTAAAAGAGTCTGCAAATTGATCTGTTCGAACTTGTGTTAAAAAATCTCTCACATCACCTCGTAATTCATATGTATCATCTAGCATAATTTGATAAGTACAGGTTTCACCACATAAGTCTATGGCTCTATTTCTACTTTCTCTAAAATTTATAAAGGGTTCTTCAAAAAGTTCACCTTTAACTTTATCATTTAACTCTTCTTTTATAATCTGGATAGTATTATCTGTTGATCCAGTATCTAAAATTGTCCATCTATCTATAAATGGTATATTAACTTTGATAATTTTCCTGATAATGTCACCCGCATTTTTAACAATCATAACTAAATGCAAAAGGTTATCATATTTAAATAAGTTTTTGGGTTGAATGAAGTACCTGAATTTATCTTTAAATATAGAGAGAAAATCATCGTGAACATATATCGAAGTTTTAATATCCGACCAGTTAAATCTCGTATAGTTATCGATTTTCTGCGACGAATTCATGATTACTATTTTTGATGAGTGTAATGGATATGACTGTGTTTTTTCCCCACCATATATGACAATAGTACTTTTATCGTATTTAAATTCCACATTTTGGGATTTTTTTTTAAGGTATCTTTCAAGAATACTTTTGTTGTAAAATGAAAAATTATCAATGTATACGGTAAAATTTAAACCCAAATCCTTGGATACCTCATAACAGAAACCCGAAATTCTTTCATACTTTTCTAAATTTGGATATAATATAAGTGTATTGTATTCTTTGTGTTGATACTCATATATAACTTCATTATCGATAACTGTGGGTTTTTTATCCAAACTAATTATTTCTCTCATTTATCACTTAAAAGAACCTTTTAATTAAAAAATAATGCTTTGCGTTGGAGATATACATATAAAACCCGACAATACCTATCTGGTTGATATGTTGGAAAAACAACTTCATGTATTAATTGAAGAGACACAGTCAGAAACAGTCATTCTCTTAGGTGATATATTACATTACCATGAAAAACTACATACTATAGCCTTAAATAGAGCTTGTGATCTCATTGATTCCTTACGTAAAAAGGTCAGGGTTTTTATATTAGTTGGAAATCATGATTATATACAAAATGCACAATTTTTAACCACTAATCACTGGATGTGTGCTTTAAAAGAGTGGTATAATGTTACAGTTGTTGACAAAGTAGTGCATACATGTGTAAAAAATATCCCGATACTTTTATTACCGTATGTACCTCCACAAAGATTTCACGAGGCTTTAATGACATCTGATCTCGATTATAAAACTGTAAAGTACATATTTGCTCATCAAGAATTTAAAGGTTGTAAAATGGGAGCTTTGGAAAGTATAAATGGAGATATCTGGTCTGAAGATGAACCACAAATTATTTCTGGTCATATACACGACAGACAACAACCGCAAAAAAATATATTTTACGTGGGATGTAGTATTCAAAACTCATTTGGTGATCAGACATCGCCAATTGTTTTGGAATTACCATTGTGGAAAGAACACAAACTAAGTATGCCAAAGAAAAAAACAATATACGTTGATATGAACAAAATAACTCCCAAAGATATATTAAATATGGATATTTTGGAACAGACAGAAAATCAAGTTCGTGTAGTTGTTCAGGGTAATTCTATCGAAAGTTTTAAGAATTGGAAATCGGGAAGCAACTACGAAAAATTAGAAGAAAAAGGTGTAAAAGTCATTTTTAAACCTGATAAAGTAAGTAAATCAACTGTAACTACACCACCTCAAGAAGATAATTTAAGGAGTTTGGAAAATGAAGTCTTCAAAAAAGTACTCGACAAGAGGAGTGAAATTTTATATTCTATTTATAGCAAGATATTTCTTGATGAAGATATTTCTGATGAAAATATTTTAATCATTTGACTATTAAATTTGGCTGGATTTCATAAATATCGATATACTTCCAAGTGAGCCTATATTTGAGTTAATAAGTAGTGGTAAAGAGCCGTCTAAATATATATATAAAATGTTTCCTAAAGATGATATTTTGGATATTTTAACTAATTGTTCTGATTCAAAATTGTACTTATAAATAGTTTTTAAACAGTTTTCTTCTGTGGATCCATCATTACCAAAACAGATTTTTTTTCTGTAAATACCAGGAGTTTCACACTCGAATATAACACAATTATTATCTCCATAAACATTGACTTCTTTACCAATGTTAAGCATATCTTTACACATTTTTTGAAATTTTGTACTGGATACATGTATCGGATGATCGTATGAATTAGGTACATCAATATCTATACTTTGTATATTTTGAATATTGATTTTTGAAACTTCTGTGTGATCTCTTTCTCTGGGAGTTACGATAATTTGTAATTCATTTGGATTATCTTCTTCAATTAACAACGTGATTATATCTTTTTTTTTTACGGAAGAAATAATTTTGTAGAAATGACCAATATGCAATCCGAACAAAAGTGTCGTCTCACATAAGTAGTTACCGAAATTTTTAGCTGGCATTTCTATGTTAATCAAAAATTTTTTATGATTGTCCATCATCTTTGAAAAGATTCCATTTTTGTTGATACTTATATTTACGGTCTTTAAAGTATTATGTAAGATTTCACCAAGTATCTTGAACATATATCCTTCTTTAGTCGTACATTTAAATAGGATACCCATTCTTTTTTTATTATTGAATTGTTTTTAATTGAGTAATCCAACCTTTTAAAAAAATCAAGACGAAGAGGTTTAAATATAAATTAATTTTTGAATCAAATTCTCAAGCTATGAAATGAAGTATATTCAAGAAATTTATTTACACCCTTGCAGTACTCTGTGGAGTGACGTTTATGGTCTGCAAATGAAAATCAGAGTTTGTTTGGATTGTACACTTACAATTTGTAACGAGGCCTTGAAAAAGTGCAGGATTCGGAGATAGTACAGAAAACGTCTATGAAGAAGAAATTGGTTCATATGAAAGTATTATTGATATTGGAATGCATCCACAAATTGGCGATGAGATTTTCTAAAGGGTTTTAGAATAAATTGAAATTTTAAAATTATTTAATAGAAATATTTTAAGTAATAGTCTTAGAGTCGTAGTATGACAATTTCTCCTTTATCATATGGATATCTGTCAACCTTGTATGAATGGCTTTTGGAGGTTTGCCAACACTATGGTGTCCAAATAGAAACACTCTTTTTTGCAAAAAACATATTGGAATCTTTTATGAATGATAAAGATATATCATGCATAAAATTACAATTATTGGGATGTGTTTGTTTGAATCTTGCTTATAAAATAAGTCAACCAGATGATGATTTTGAATTTACAATTGATACATTTGTATATATTAGTGCAAATGCATTTGATGGTAAAAGTTTCAAAACCATGGAGATCGAACTTTTGAAACATTTTGACTACAATATAATACCACTTCTACATTCAACTATAGATTACCTTAACGAAAAAACATCGGATACGAAAACGTTACAATCATACGTATTAAATGAAATGAGAGTAGAATTTCATCTTTTGTCCAAAAAAACCCAAAAATACATCACATCTGAGATTAGGGAACTCACAGGCTTCCCCGTAGCACCGCAAATTTAAATAAAAAATTTTGCGAATAAACATGATACCGTATTCAGATCATAGTTTTTACTTTTAAATACTACCTTTGAATCGCAATTGGCTTTAGGCAGTATATTATTTTGGTTTACCACTGATCCTGAAATTGGATTTTCACTTAACTTACTATAATTTTCATCACTTTTAGCGACGTCTAGCGTCACGACCAGCTCTATAAAAACCAGAACCTAGATCGTTTGGTACGAATCTTTCTGGGCGATAATGATTTTGAATTTTAGCATTCGAGGCGTTCGAATTACAACTGGTCTCTTTTGGTGCTTGGTAATTTCCGATACTGTTACCAGTACCTGAAATATTTCTCGATCTTTGGGAAAGAGAAGCATGATGCATTCCTTCGGTAAATCTTTCTTTTTCTGCAAAATGAGCCATTGCATATTCATATGGATAAATTTGACACGTAGGTTCGATATTTTGTCTGAATCCGGTTACATATCCGAATTGACCGGTTTGTTTATGAATTTGATCCAAATCATTGAAAGCTTTAGTCGAATCATCTTCGAACATATTGTTTTCTTCACCTTTTTTGTAATTTTCAACCCCAACTTTTTGGTCATCATACATATCTCCCGTAAATCCAGAAGCATCTAAAGTTACATATTCCATGTACTGGGGTCTCTGGATATTTTCGACATTAATCCTATCAAGTGGAGAATTACAACCTTCTCTTTTAGTGTAAAAGGAGTCTTGACAAACGACTCTACCAGTGAGATCCCGATGGTTCCAGACTGGACACATTAACAAGTTTGAATTTTCGAAACGATCGGATTGAATTCTGGAAGCCCACCCGGTGTTAACTTTACAAGTTCGTACTGCTGCTTCTAAACTAATATTAGACGACATTTCTTTTATATTAGAAATAAAAAAAAAATAAGTTTTTTTGCACAATATCAGATGTTATTTTTATTTAATAATCCTGAAGATTTTACTAAACGATGTATTTTTCTTCAGATTTTGAAATCCTCGACAATTACCTTTTACAACAGCAAAGGATAATTATCCATCAAGTTTGGTTTGGAACAATACCAAGTAAATTTAGAGCGCTAAAAACTTATAAAATGCTCAAACATTGTCGAGAAAGTTGGGATATATTAAATCCAAATCTATGTCACACTATATGGAGTAAAGATAATTCTACACAATTGATCAAAAACTATTATCCAGAGTTTTATGAATTATTTAATAGATATCATTATGAGATACAGCGTTGTGATATGATAAGATATTGTATATTACATAGATACGGAGGTCTATATGCTGACATGGATTACAAATGCAAAAAGAACTTTGAGGAAGTATTTAGAAAATATAACCAATACGATATTTATCTTGTAAAAACTCCAAATAATTTAAACAACGAAACTGTAAGTAATTCTCTTATGCTAAGTTACACAAAAAATCATATGTTCTGGAAAATGCTTCTACTTGAAATGAATAAAGTATTTGAGAACTATAACAATACGAGTAAACACATACAAGTTATGTATACCACTGGTCCAGCAATTTTAACTAGAATGTATCATATATACAGATATCGATATAAGATAAGTTCTTTGCCAAGTGATTTTTTTCATCCGTTAAGTTTAACTAAAAAGTTTTTGGAGGACGAGGAAGAAAAACAACTTTATGCAATACACTTAGGTACTGGTACATGGGAATCAAATGACAGTAAAATTTTAATTCTTTTATATATTAATTGGAAAATCATACTTTTGATAGTTTTAATAATGTTACTACCTCAATTTATTATTCGTAATGGATGAAATCCAAAAGAATCTTTATATATTATGTATTCACCTTTTTCAGAGTCAAAATAAACTGTCGTTTCGTGTTTAAACTTGTGGAACATTCGTGGTGTCGAATATCCATAAATCAGAGACCATGATGGTAGAGCTGGATTACAATGTTTTAAATAAAATACTTTATTTGATGACAACAGAGCAGCTGTGTAGCTTAATGCTGAAGGTGCTACAACTAAAATATTAGAATAGACCATGGAAGTAAAAGTTTGTTTTAATTCCTCATTTAGGTGTATTTGCAATTTTGTGTCAGATTCTTTAATCTCTTTGATATTAAAAAAAAATTCAAAATCACAGAGATTACCCTGAGAATGGATATGAATAATTTTTTTTTGGGGATATATACTCGCTAAATTTTTTAAAATGGATACATAAACATCATTGGAAACGAATAAGCCACTATGTGAAAGTGTGTCATGACTATTTGGTCGTCGTAGATGTATTGCTATTTCGAAATTATCACTGGGTTTTAAGTCTGGATTTTTTTCCCTAAATCGTTTTTTGATGAATTTCAATGACTGACTTTTTTCAAAGTCTCCCATATTATTATGAAGATAATGCAGCACGTCTCCAACAAAAACATCATCTAATTGGTGTGTATGAGGATCATACTCTTCTAAACTTTCTCGTAATCCGATAAAATTTTCAAGATCATTAATAAATCTGGGGTCATTATCGTAGTTATGGGCAACAGCTGAAAATGGTGTATACACGAACTTGAAATTTTTTAATTCACAAAATATCATATACATTATTATATTTTTATACTGTTCTCCAAAACCTTCTTGTTTTCCGAAAAATGGATTTGTAATAAGCATTTTTATAAAAAAAAAACCTTTTTAATAAATGTTAACAAGAACGAACAAGTTTAAAGATTATACTTACTACGATTTAGTAGATTGGACAGATGAAATGATAAGTAGTCTGGGAAATTTAGCTATTTACGGTGAAGATAAAGGATGTTCTATGAACTGTTACCGAAAACAATTAGGTAAGTTACAAAAACAACTCGAAAAAAAAATACAGGAAGTCAAACAAGTCGATCTCAATCGAGATTTACTAATACTGTTGGAAAAAGTTTATTATCTTCAAGAGAGATCCGAAATGCTAAAACATGGTTTTGTTAGACTCGAAAGACTTGAAAAACGTCAAAAACGAAATAAAACATCACCAGAAAAATTGGGAAAATTATTTGAAACACCCAAAAGATACAAAGAACATTTAAGATCACCACAAATTGTCAGAGCTGTTAAAAAAATACCCGCAGAACAGCAAGTACCCGCAGAACAGCGAGGATGGTTCCAGTGGATAGCTCAAAAAGGCAAAGAGGGTTTAGATTGGTGGGTCGATCCTGAAGGAGCAAAAAAAAGAAAAAGTCCCAAAAGTTCTAAGAAGAATAGTCCCAAGAGTCCCAAAAGTTCTAAGAAGAATAGTCCCAAGAGTCCCAAAAGTTCTAAGAAGAATAGTCCAGTTTTCATAAATCCTTAAATTTTTACACAATTTCCTGAGGAAACTCTATATCCAACTGGACAACATCCATATTCATCCAAAACATCTTTTTTTGATAAATCAGTAGTTGGTATAACTCTTCCTTCTTTCATACCGGTTTTTATAATTTCATTAGTTGGTATGGTATTTTTATTTGAATTTTGAAATGATGCAAATATTAGATCGATTATCGCCATTTTCTTGCAAAAGTACGGCGATGTATTTTGACACTGACATTCGTTTGCAAAAGCACCATAACACCATATTGCAATACCTTTAAATATATGCTGATATTTATCGAGAATGTCAAAGACACCCTGTAAACATTTGTTATCACAAGATTGTGCAACATCATTCGGATCTTGAAATAGTGTCACTGCTAAAATAATGTTCACACCCGAAAAAAATTCTGCTATAGTTGGGGTATTTTCCGGATAGTAATCTATTCTATATGAACATCTGTCTGCTGGGAAGTCTGGTGTTAAATATTTAGACCAACTATTATAACTGTTACCACTCGCCAAACCAAACATTGTATAGGCATATAGCATAAGTGTTATATAGTCTATCACAGATCTATTTTTATCGGTGTATTGTTTTATTGCTTTAAGAACAGTATAATAATATGAACTCGTATTTACTAAATTTGGGTTAACTGTACATGTTATCAAATAATCCTGAAAACGACTTTTAAGGAGAGCCGACATATTTAACATTGTATTGACAACTATTTCTGAATTGTTATTATCTAAACCTTCAAAATCCCAATCGATTCCCGTAATATTAAAATTATTAAAAAGATCCGTAAAAAAATCCAACCATTTTGACTGATTATTGTTGTAATCATTCATCATCTCATTCCAATAAGTTGGTTGTGTTGCACTACCGCCAAAAGATAGTATGTACTTTTTGTTTGGATTCTTATTTCTTTTTAATCGTTTCTTTAGTTCTTCGGCTTCATAATTTGTGATATGAGCCGAGAAAGATCCAGAATTATTTGGAAGATTATATATGTATCCTCTATTTGAAACAGGATCCACTTTTATAAGCGAACTTGGTATTACACTTGCGAGTGCAACTATATTAGCTTGCGATATTTCAAATGGAGCATATTGATTTATAATATCTGAACCTGAAAAAGGTTCCTCAATATGATTACCACCACTCCAAGTCATGGTAATTTTTTTATTTTGGCTCGGGGTACTGTGTTTACAAGATGAACAATTCGTTACACATGTACTACCATTGGGTACGCACTGGGAGGGTCTACAGGATCCTGTGGTGGTTTCGCATGAATAAGATTGTTTGGAAGGAGTATTGGGTTTGCAAGATGAACAATTCGTTACACATGTACTACCATTGGGTACGCACTGGGAGGGTCTACAGGATCCTGTGGTGGTTTCGCATGAATAAGATTGTTTGGAAGGAGTATTGGGTTTGCAAGATGAACAATTCGTTACACCCTTCTTAGTTAATATTAGTATAATTAAAGTGAAAAATAAAAGTGATGTGCAGAATATAATAATATAAATCATGATTGTCTTTTATTAAAAATATCAAATAAATTGAATAATGCACTACAAGATTATATGTAAAGAAAATGGAGAAAAAAGTTTTTGATTTACATATATACTTAAAAACCGTAGAGGAAAAAATACGCGAAATTTTTCAGAGACCGTGTCAAGAAACTATGCTCTGTTTTGATTTACTGGATACCGAGAAAAGTAGGAGAAATAAAGTTATTGTATTACGAGACAAACAAAGGCAGATGAAAATAGGAGAAGTTTGGCAAGAAGTTTTGGGGAATTATGATGGATTTGAAAATTTAAAAATCGGTCATCAGACAGGGTTAGATATAATATCACACAGCAAGAAAATAGTCGTCGAAATAAAAAATAGAACAAATACTGACAATGCATCATCACGAAAGGCAAACTTGGATAAACTTGCAGAATTTAAAAGAGCTAATATGAATTACGTCTGTATATATGCGAATATAAATGCAAGTACGGAAGAAAAAACAAAAAAAGGTTATAAAAAATTAATAATTCATCAAGGTGTAGAAATAGAGATTCAAGTCGGGTTCGTGTTTTTAAATTTTATTATGGGAAATGATGCTTTAGTTATTATTGATAAAATCAAAGAATGTATCGATAAGTATTCGGAAAATTGTTAGTAAAAAATCGTTTACTTGGAAATGTAATACAACTTACAGGTTATGTATTTATAGATAATGGAGATTTCGCAGGCACATCACATATAGTATATGAGAAATCTGCGGTGGAATATCAAAATCAACAAGCCGTATTAACTAATCCAAAACATTTCAAATTACCATCTCGAGCTAGTAATTTGAAATGTATGCGAAAAACTTATCTTGGGGTCGAATCATGAGTCTCCTCCAAATCCAACTTGGATTCAACTTTATGGTTCTGGAGGATCTTTTAATTCGAGAGCTTGTGATAATAACGGGTCTACGTTGGGTTTAACATATGCCACTAATAGATGAAGTGAGCAAAATAATCAATATGTTTCATCAATAAATAATGCTGCTGTTGTACTTTTTTTTGGGAATTCACCAGACTTTGGTCAAGTTGTGGTTCAAATTACGTTTGAATTATTTGTACAGTAATAAAATCAGACTATGATTAAGTTTTTATTTTATTTAATAGATCGATAATTTTTAAACCTAGTCTCCTTCCAAGCTCAACTGGTACGGCATTTCCAATTTGTCTATATTGAGAACTTAAACTACCTTCAAAAAGATAATTATCATCAAATGTTTGAATACGAGCATATTCTCTCACTGTCAGAGGTCTTTCCTCGAGGGGATGACATCGTTCGGTTTGTTTTTGTGAAGGTACGCAGAGTAAAGTTGGAGCTGTTTTGTCCATAGACAATCTATATAAATAACCTCGCTTTCCTCCACCTGAGTGGTATGCATTACCTAAATATTGCATCTGTAATTCTGTAGGTAGATTTATCCAACATCCACCTTGTGGTATTTGTCTGAATAAATTTATTTTTTGTTGTGTATACTTGGCACCGAGAGATTCTGGTACATCGTATAATACATCCTTTAGCGGTACTATAACGTTTTCATCTTGGGGGAAGATAAAAGATGACTCGATTGTGT